TAAGTGTTATTGCTTGAATCTGTGACAACGGCAACGGCCGACGCAAGACCGAGGGCCGTGGATCCGCTGAACGCGTTCCAAGTTCCAACAATGACGTTGTATCCGTTGGGGACTGCGGTGCTGACTGTCATTTGATATTCGTCGCCTTCCCGTTCTTACCCTCACGGCCAATACCCGACAACGCATCCCGCACCGCCTGCTTCAACTGGCGACGCTGCCCCGCAGTCAACTCCCCATTCACGGTGATGTTGATCGCGTCCTTCCCCACCACATACTTATTCGTGAACGTCTCAGCGGCGGCGAGTTTCGCGGCCGTCGTGCCCGTAGCCAACTCCGCACCGATCCGACCGATCGTCCCCGCCGGAGTCGCCAACTGTGACTGCAACGCGTTGATCCGCCCGACCGTGGCCGCGTCATTCGCCAACGCCTGCGCATACGGCAAACCAGCGACCGGCCCCTGGGCGATGATGTCCGCCAACGCGGCGCCGTTCAGTTTCCCCTGCAACGACTTGATCGCTGCGGCGAACTTCTTGATAAGCCCGAGCCGCTGCCGGATATTCGCCTCGATGCCGCGCGACGTTACCGGCCCCTGCGGGTTGAACGTCGTGATCGCCGCGTCGTCGCGGGCGGCCTGCACATAGTCCCGACGGATCGACGCGAACTCGTCACGCGCAGCCTTCGCCTTCGCGACCCCATCCATCAGGTCACTGATGATCGCGTCGGTCCGCTTCTTCGTCCGCTCAGCCAGTTTCCTCGCGGTCTCAGCAGCAGCCGCAGCGGCGTCCGTGTTCGCCTGATCCGCCGCCTCACGAGCAGACTGGGCTGCGTCGATGATGCCTTGAATGACTTTCTTGAACCGGTCCGGCTGCACCCCGAGGGCCTGACCGTAAGGATCGACGGCCTGAACGACGCCCACGATCGGATTATTTGTGACGACCGTGGCCGAGTTCTTCCAGGACTCCGAGTAACGATCCAGCGCGGTCGCTGCCGTCGTCGTGAGTTCAATCGAGTCGCCCATATAGACGCCGATGATCTTCCCCAACACCTGCAACGGCATCAAATCGTTTGCATACAAGACACCAACCGTGTTTGACCACGCCTGACCCAGTTCAGCCAACAACCCCGCGAGTTGACCGATGCTGCGACCCGTGTCCTCCATGGTCTGCTGCATCTTCTTTAGTTCTTCGGCCGTCGCCTTCGTGACGTCCGTCGTGTTAAAGAAACCCGCAAGGAAACCAGCGCCGAACGCCTGCTGAGTCTCCTGGGCGACCTGCGACAAGATCGCCAACTGCCCCGAATAGGTTTGCGCTGCGGCCGCCGCCGACCCGCCAAACTGCCCCTCAAGGGACGCGACGACCGCCGACAAATCCTTGTGCGCGATCGCGGTCGCGTCGATCGACGGAACCAGCCGCTTCAGCGCCGTGAAGTTCCCGGCCTGCGCCTTCGACAACGCACCCGTGACCGCGCTCAACGACTTCCCAGACCCCGCCGAAACATCGAGCGCGAGTTTCATTAGGTTCTGCGCGGACGCGACATCCCGTGTGACACGAACGAGCTGCGTGAACGATGCCCGCAGTTCGTCGTCCGAAACTCCCGTCGCGAACTGCATCGACTGGATGAACGCGTCCAGTTCTTTCATGTCGAACGCGACGCCGAGATTCTTCAACGTGATCGCGAGGTTCGCGAGTTGCTTTTCTTCCTCAGCGGCGGCCTTGACTGCCTCGACGCCCATCTGGATCGCCATGTACCCGGCAGCGGCACCGGCAGCCGCGAGGGCCGGACCGGCATTCGACTTCAGGGTGTTGCCGAGTTTCTTGAACGGCCCCTCGGCTTGCCGTGACTTCGCCTTCAGCCGGTCGAGGTCGCGCTGAAGATTCTTCAGGTCACGGTCGTTGTATTCGGTGCCGATGACCAGCGCGAGACCTGCGGACCGTGACCTAGCCGCCATTGACTCGCCTCTCAATCACCTGGGCGGCGCGGCGCACGCCTGCCTCGATTTCATCCAGTGTCGCCCGGTAATGCTTCTTCAGGGCTGGGACCAGAATACGGCCCGTCCGGTCACCCCTGCGGGAACGACCAACCCTCGACAACTGCTGCCCCAACGCCCGACCCTGCGGACTACGACCCGACGTTTTCGTAAACGCCGTCGCATAAATCGCCCCAGCCCGATCCGCGAACGTCACTTTCAACGTCCACGACCGACGCGACGACTTCACCGACGACTTCGCCGCCGACGAGTTAAAACCCGGCCACCCAGGAGACACCGACGACCGATTCCACGTCCCGTCAGGATTCAACCGGAACCGTGGCGACACCGGATCCGACGCGGACCAGCCAGACGGCCCCGGTTTCTCTGGCACTTGGTCGCGGGCTTCGTCGCGGATCTTCCGGCCCTGCGCATTCAATGCCAGGTTGACCTCACGCTCGACGTTCTGGTCAAGCATCCCGAGGGCTTTCTGTGCCCGGTCAGCGTTCTTCAGGTTTAGCTCGAACCCGCCCCTAGTTGTTGCCATACGCCCTAGCCGCCTCCAATGCCTTCCAGCGCAGGTATGCCTTCATCGTGAACAGCATCCGGTCGTCCTCCGCTAGTAGTTGCGACGGGGCGATCCCAGTTTCACAGGCGATGTAGGCGATCAGCCAGTGCTGGGAGTGCTCCCCAAAGGGGCTATCGCGGCATCCTCATCGGCGCCATAACCGACCGAGTCGAGGCGGTCGATCCACTGATCGAAGTCCTCGACCGTCTGTTGGCGGCGACGCAGTGACGTCCACGCGAGGAAACACAAATCTTCAAACCGGGCTTCGTCACCGATGCGGACGATGGATCGGTTGAACTTGCGTTCGTAGGCGATGAAGTCCGGCGCCGACGCGACAACATCGACGCCGGACCCATCGCTGTAGGCGACTTTCAGGGCGATACGCATGGGGCTGCATTCCTTCCGGGGGTCAGGCGCCGGTACCGCGAGTCACGGAACCGGTGATGGGCCACGTCACGGACTGGGTCGCGATGTCGCCAACCTGCCCGCTGAACGGCTGCACCTGCGTCACGAGGGCCGTCACGGTGTAAAGCGGGTTCGCCGTGCTGACCGCTGCGGTGCCTGCCTTGATCGTGATCTCAGCCGTAGACCCGAACGCGTTCCACAGCAGATAGTCGACGTCAGCAGTGCCACCAGTGAAGCCCTGATACCAGGTCATCGTGATGGTCGCGTTCTTCAGGCCAGCGATGCGGGACCGCCACGACTCGCCGTAGCCCGTGGTCTCCTGCTCATCTGCCTCGATGGACAACTCGCACGCCGACACGTTCCCGGAAACTGTCCCGGCCTTGTAGGTGATGACGTGCGTGTCCGTCGTGTATTTCGCCATGCTTTTTCCTTTCTATGCGTAGACCACGACGGTGATGTTCGCGGCCAGATATGTGACGTCGCCGACGTTCACGGACCCGTAGGACGTGACCTCGGTAACTCTAAGTGTCTGGGCCTTACCGCCCAGAGTGCGATCCCCTTGGATCGCGGTCTTGATCGACGACGACCCCGTCGGGTTCAGGTACGCCTCAAGCCGATTCTGGGACGTCCGCTCCGCCACCCGGCCCGCGAGGACCAGAATCGTGAACTGGTACTCATCCAGCCCCCGGTTGTATGCCTGGTCGTAGGTGATCGAGTCGAGGTTGACGATGGCTTGCGGCGGGTTGGGTGAGTCCGGTTGAGTCGACGCAGCCCGCAACCCACTGATGGTGCGCAGCCGCACCGCCAGCCCCTCGCGCAGTTCCTGAACAGTCGGCATCAGGCGATGTTCTCCATGCGCCGGAAATCCTGCACCAGTTGCTGAACGTCGGGATCCAAACCACGGCCGACCCGCATCACGCCCATGTCACCGAAACCAGCCACCCCGAGGGGCGAGTCAAGGCGTTTGAAGATCCGGGCCGCCGTGATAACCGTCGCCTGCTTCACCGACGTCGGCACCGCCGTCCAGCCAGTCAACCCCGTCACCTGAACCGTCGCCACGCCTTCAGTCATCGGGAACCAGTAGTCACCGATCGCGCGGATCGTCGTGTACGGCATCGCGACACCAGCCGACCGCCCATTCAGGGGTTCCAACTGGTAATCGCTGCCGTAGGTCAGGGTCGTGTCGAAAACCCCGTCGGCGTTCGTGGAGATGACGACCGTGACCGCCGTCCCCGGCAGGTCTTG